AAATTAAAAAAGGTAGACAAAAAAGTATTCAAAATAGTTGCTGACTATTCAAAAACCAAATATGGACAAATGAAAGCCGAAGATGCCGAGTCACCAGAAGACATGTACGCAATTGCAAAGGCACGCGGCTATAAGCCTGGATGGGCTTACCACCAGATTGTGGCTAGGGGATGGCTAAAGGAAAGGAAGCGAGCGTAAATGAAAAGACCGGGATCGTATCGGGCAAAAAGTCACGATGGAGAAGTCTATGACAATTTCACAATAATTGGTGATACCGGGAAAAGGGACAAAAATAGAGGACAGATCGTGTTAATCCAGTATAACGATGGTGTACTGGATGAAATACCGTATTCGTGGATCAGGCAGGGTAACTTTACCGGATTGGATAGTGCCGGTTTATCAGTGAATATCAGGCACGAGCAGGGGGAAGCGCTCGGAAAAAAGTATGGACCAATGTTACAAAAATACAGCAGGGATAATGGAAAAAAGTTAGCACGGTATTTTAATCAAAACTTCGTTAAGGACGGCGTCAACTTAGCACTTGTGGCATCTCGAACAATCCGTTCTGATAGTTCTTCCGGCGTAAAAGGGGTCAGCTGGAATAACAAACAGAAAAAGTGGTGTGCCACGCTTACCGTAGGTGGTAAACGTGTTCTATACAAATATTTTGAGCACCTGTCTGATGCGGTTGAAGCAAGAAAAGCAGCAGAGGATGAATACTTGAAACCGTACGTTGAACAATATCAGAAAATTATGGGAGGAAACTAATATGTCATTCATTACCGCAGATTATAGCAAGAATCAGGAAAACGATTTTTCACCACTTCCACAGGGTGAATATGAAATGGTCATTACGCAGGCCGGTGAAACTGCAACCAAGAGTGGATCGGAATCACTACAGCTGCGTCTAACGGTTCGTAATGATCTTGATGCAGCAGAGCCAAAGACAAATGGAAAGTACCATAACCGAGTTGTCTTTTTCGATAACTGGAAGCGCAAAGCTACGAATCAATACGACATGGACGGTCTCCAGTATGTATTGGAAGCGACAAAGATCCCTGAAGGCACCCCACTAAATAGCATCGATGATTTCTGCAAGGCTATTTATCACAAGCCTGTACGAGTTTATGTCAAAGTTGAGAAAAACCCTGAATATGGTGATCGAAACACAGTGGCCCCGTGGAGCGTTCATGCTAGCAAGTATCCACAAGTTGCGCACAAATTTAAGGATGATTCTCAACCAAGTCAGCCTCATGAACCGGTTGACGATTCCGACTTGCCATTCTAGGAGGAGTACGAATGTATGAACGCATTCCAGCAGAACTACGGTCCCTGAAACAATGGGGCTGTTTTCACCGAATCTGGCAACCAGAAAAAAACAAATATACTAAGATTCCTTATTCTGCCTTAACTGGCACAAAAACAAGCTCAACGGACTCGAAACAGTGGGTAACTTTTGAAGAAGCAATCACAGCATTGCAGGCTTATGACCTTGACGGACTCGGATTTTTCTTTGCAAACGGATATGTAGGAATTGACGTTGATCATATTGGCGATGATTTGGAAAGACTAGAAGAGGGACAAACCGACGACAATGTCGCATGGGAGTTCATGAATACTTTCAAGTCATATACCGAAAGGTCAATGTCTGGTACTGGTATTCACATCATTGTCAAAGGCGAAATACCCGGTACACGCCGAAGAAAAGCTAATGTCGAGATGTATCAAAGCGGGCGGTTCTTTGCAATGACTGGAGATGAGATTGGCAAATTTCATTCAATCAATTCTCCCACAAAAGAGGAATTCAAGCGGATATATACAAAGTATTTGGAGCCAAAAACCGTCATCGATTTGCCCAGCAGGTACAATTTAGTACCTAACAATCTTTCTGAAGATGAGATCATCATTAAAATGCTTAAATCTAAAAGTGGTGATCGAATTAAGAAACTGCTAAACGGGGGCTGGGAACCATTATATCCATCTCAATCGGAGGCCGATCTGGCATTCGCAAATGACCTGGCATTTTGGACAGGCAGAGATTTCATCCGGATGGACAGTATATTTCGTCAGTCATCGTTAATGAGACCAAAGTGGGACGAAAAGCACGGCAAAACAACCTACGGCGTTTCAACACTCAACCGAGCCATAAATGACGTGCGTGATACTTATCAGCCGAAACATGAAAAGCCTAAATATAAGCTTGGATTTATTACTGACACTGGTAAGCCAAAAGCGTTTCCTCCTCGTTCGTGGGATGACACAGGCAATGCAGATAGGTTTGTTGATCGATATGGTGATGTCGCAAGGTACAGCTATATCGATAAGGCTTGGTATATCTACAATGGTAGCTTCTGGGAACTTGATAAGCGTGGCTTATTGCGAACCATGATTGACGAAGTAATTGCTGACTTGAAAAAGGAAAAGCCAAAAACTCCTCCTGATGTTGATCCCGATAAGGCTGAGAAGGAATGGGCAAAGTTTTGCAAAACCAGTCGTGGAAATCGTGCTAAAAGAGCACTTGAAGATGAGATTCAACATCGTCTACCGGTGACAACTGATGAATTTGATGCTGATCAGACCTTAATGAATGTTGACAACGGATATATTGATTTATCTGATGGGACTCTTCACGAGCATAATATCAAGAAAATGTTCTCAAAGAAATCAAATGTTGAATATTCAGACACTGTTGAGTGTCCTGAATGGCAAGCTTTTTTGAATCAGACTTTCAATGGAGACAACGAATTAATTGACTATATTCAAAAAGCGGTCGGGTACTCATTAACAGGATCAGTTGAAGAGCAGGTCATGTTCATCCTTTACGGATCAGGGCGAAACGGTAAGTCAGTTTTCATGGATACTCTCAAGCACATAGCCGGAAGTTATTCACGCACGATGCAAGCTAAATCAATTATGGTTCAGCAGTCTGGCGGGGGTGCCAACAGCGATATTGCAAGACTAAAGGGAGCTCGTCTGGTATCTGCAAGTGAACCAAATGAAGGCGTCCGACTAGATGAAGGACTTATCAAAGAGTTAACCGGAGGAGAATCTGTTACCGCACGTTTTTTATACGGATCAGAGTTCGAATTCAAACCAGAATTCAAGCTTTGGCTGTCAACTAACCACAAGCCCATTATTCGAGGAACAGATGATGGTATCTGGCGGAGATTGATGTTGATTCCATTTACTCATCAAGTGCCAGTAGATCAGGTAGACAAAAGACTCACATACAAGCTTGAACGTGAATCAATCGGGATTCTAAATTGGGCAGTTGATGGAGCACTTAAGTGGCAGCGCGAAGGATTAGAGCCGCCGCAGAGTGTGAAGGATGCAAGCAATGAGTACCGAACAGAAATGGATGTTCTTGAACTGTTTATCAATGATTGCTGCGAAAAAGGACCCGGATATCAGGCCGCTGCTGGTCAGCTTTACCAAACATATGTTGACTGGTGCGACAAATCGGGTGAGTACAAGATGCGCAAACAAAAGTTTGGTGCAGAAATGCAAAAGAAATTCGAATACGTTAGAAAAATGGACGGCAGATTTTATTTGGGAATTCAGAAAAAGACAGATTCTAGGCTAAATTGGGCAACGAAATGACGGATGATATGACGGATGAATTTTAAGACTAATCCATACATCTGTAAGGCTTTAGCTTATATTTCTTTCTTATGACGGATGAATATTTAAAAAGTATATATAGGAAAAATATAAAAAAGTATAATGCAAACTCATTTTTTAGATTCATCCGTCATATCCGTCATTAATTGCTTTTATCCCTTGCGAGAGTAAGAATAAACGGCTTCAAGTATCCGTCATATCATCCGACATTAAAGGAGGATATATGAAATCAGAGCATGCCATTCAATCAGAAATCATGCTGGCACTATCGGAACATGGTTGCATTGTCGCTAGAACGAACGTAGGAACTGTAAGAACTGTGGACGGAAGAATTTTCAATGCAGGACCACCGCCTGGGTGGCCTGATATTACGGCGGTCCGTAAGGATGATGGACGTGCTGTACTGGTTGAATGCAAAAACGAAAAAGGAAGACTTCGTGAAGATCAAAAACGTTTTGCGACCGCTATATCAGGAACAAAAGTAATTTACGGCGTATGCAGATCGGCAGACGATGCTGTGAAGCTATTGGAGGCTAACAAATGCACGTAGTAGCAGGCTTAAACACAGGAACCGAGTATTACCGAGCCAAGTATCAATCAGAGTGTATTCGCTGGATAAACGAGAACATGGCCAAACACACGGAATCGCACAACAGCCGTGGCGACAACATTAAGGTCGATATTCCGGAACCACTGATTATCAAACACATCAAGGAGAAAAAATCATGAATAAAAAATTTACATTTACAGTAACTGTTTTAGCAGGTCTTATGTTTGGAGCGGGTGCGACCACGATTGCTGACAATGTTTGGCAAGGCCACCAGAACATCGTGGAGACCAAAAACAATATCGACAAGCTGACAGCAAAGATCAATGCATCACAGTCTAGCTTGTCAGATTTGCAACATCAATTGTCTGACGCGAAGGCACAGTATGATGCCCTAAAACAGCAATACGACAGCGGAATGGCAAGCAAAGATGCCCAGATTCAGCAAAAGATCGTTGAAGGCCAGCAAGCGGTTGCCCAGAAGCAGGCAGAAGTGGACGCTAAGCAGCAGACCATTAATGACCTTACATCACAATTGGAAGCGGCCAAGCAGAAGAGCAACGATCTCTCACAGGCGATTACCGATGCGCAAAGTATCAAAGACTATTCTGATCAGGCCGTAAAATCTACAAGCGCACAATAAGAGGACGTGAAATGACGACCAAATTCACAGCAGATGTCGTTCACAAATTGTTAGGCGTTCGCGAAGCACAACAGGCCCCAGCAGCATTGATGGGCATTGTCATGGATCAGCAAAAGCGCAACGAGCTTTTTAAGCAATTCCTAGATGTCAGCACAGACGTATCACATGACTGGTTCTCAGAATATTTCATGAGTGTTCAAGCTGACCGCAAAGACAAGAAACAAGATTTCACCCCTGAAAGCATTAGCAGACTCGTGAACATGCTCGTTGGATCGAATGACAGTAGCGAGTATTACGAGGTTGCTGCTGGGACTGGCTCAATGATGATTCAACGATGGCAACAAGACCGTTTGAAGCACAAGCCGTGGAATTATCGGCCAAGCATGTATTTTTACCATCTGGAAGAGCTTGGCGATAGTACGTTGCCGTTTTTGATATTCAATTGTGCCATTCGCGGCATGAACGCAACAATTGTTCACGGCGACAGTCTGACACGTGCTGCTAGACAAGTATATTTCATTCAAAACGATGAAGACGACTATTTGCATTTCAGCACAGTGAATGTGATGCCGCACAGCAAAGACGTTGAACAAGAATTTGATATTCGACAATGGCTAGAGCCTGAACAAAATCACATTGAATCAACAGAGATACCCGCAAGATACAACGAAGCCATTCAGAAATTAGCAGTGGGAAAGGAGGACAAACTTGAAGAGAAATGAACAGTTATTTCAGACCTATTTCAAAAATTGGATTGAGACATACAAGCAAAATTATGTGACCCCAGTGACCTATCGCAAGTGGGAGAACACCGAGCGAATGCTCAAATTGTTGGTACCACAGCTAAAGGTGACACAGCTTACCCGCAGAAGCTATCAACAGCTTCTAAGCCAGTATGCAGAGACGCATGAGCATCAAACATGCATGGACTTTCATCACCAGCTAAAATGCGTGATTCAGGACATTCTGGACGAAGGACTGATTAAGCGAGACCCAACCTTGCGCGCAGTTATTGGCGGCACTAGGCACAGAGAACACAAGATTAAGTTTTTGCAGCCAGAAGAATTAGAAAAACTTCTCCAAGATCTCAATTTGGGAAAAGAGCTAGATTACGACTACATGATTTTGCTACTTGCCAAGACGGGACTGAGATTTGCAGAAGCTCTCGGGCTAACACCGGCAGACTTTGATTTCGACTCTTTGACACTAAGAGTTAACAAAACTTGGGATTACAAAAGCGCAACAGGTAAGTTTGCCCCTACAAAAAATAAATCATCTGTGCGAACGATTGCACTTGATTACAAAACCGCAGCAAAGTTTGCAATGCTGATTCAAAACTTGCCGAAGGATAAGCCAATATTTGTACCAGACGGAAAGCGCATATACAACGAGACCATTAATGACATCTTGAAACGTCATTGTGAGAATGCTGGCGTTTCCATTATATCGGCACACGGATTGCGGCATACACATGCATCGTTGCTGATTGGCAAGGGTATCAACTTACAGGCTGTAGCAAAACGGTTAGGCCATTCTAGCTCGCTGACAACCCAGAAGGTATACATTCACTTGCTGAAAGATACAGAGACTTCGGCAGATGCAAAGATCGGACAATTAATGGCCGCTTTGTGAGGTGAACGATTTGAAACAAGACAGAGTGAACAAAAATTGGACGCCTGAAGAACTTGATCGCTTTCAAGATGAAGTGATTATGGCCGCTGATACAAATGCCATCCTCAACTATGAGGAACTCGCCGACATGTTTGGGAGAACCGTGCTGGGCGTTAAACACGCTGCAAATAAGCTCAGACATCGTGGCGAATTGCCGAAGTTTTGCAAAGAAAACCAGATAGAAAAGTATGGAAGCTTCTATAGCAAAAGAGAAAAGCAAATGATCATGAAGCTTCGATCAACACATACTCACGAAGAAATAGCCCAAATGATGGGCAGAACCAAATACGGCATTGAATCTATTTGCCGAAAGCAGGGCCCTATGCTGGTAAAAAGGTGGACTGAATCAGACTTATTACTCCTTATCAACAATATTGAATTTGACAGTTTTGGCGTGACAGCAAATTACGACAAATTGACAAAAATATTAAATCGAAACGTTGGCACTATTCAAGCCAAGATTCGTAGATTGCGTCTCAAAGGAGTTCTACCACCGGCGAAAAGATCCGGTATGCCAGAACAAAAGCGCGCTGTATACAGACAATACTGAATGAATGCAACGGAGGACGACCAATGGAGCCCGAAGTAGACGATGTTTACATCAGCCAAGTGACCGGTGAGCCGGTTTACGTGGATATCAAATGGATTTTGTACAAGCTTACGAAAGTAGAGGACGAAAAATGAGCGAAGAAAAACTGTACGCGGTGAAGGACGCTGAAGGGCAATACTGGGATTTTGAATTTGGCAAATTCCGGCCAGTAGACAGAGTATATCACCCAGCTGATTTTGATAAAGAACACGCCAAAGCTAAAGCTCGTGATTATGGTGGCCACGTTGTCGCGTTCGTTGAGGAACCTAAAAAGGTAGTGCTAAGCAAAGAACAAGCCCAAATCGTTGAAGATGCGCACGACAATAAATTTCCGGCAGATTATATTACTGGCAATTCCGACCATGAGAAACTGCTGATGGAGGCATTCGTCAACGGCTACACCGTGAAAAAGGAGAAGAAGTATAGGGTTCTAACCCCCAAGAGCTGGTGGTCAGATAGCAACGTTCCGGAATATCTTTTTCATAATCGCGGTATTGGCTACACAGCCTTCCCCGACGGTCATGACACTAGCTTTACTAAAAAACAACTAGAAAGCTATGGATTAGACAAGGCACCTTTCACGAAAGAAGAGGTGACCGACGATGGCATGGGTTGTTAGAGGCGAAGAAGCCGGTATCATTGACTATTACTTTGACAACTTGTCTAAGCGCCACAAGGCCGTTATTGGAGACTTCGCGGTAACAATGGGAGATCCTCTTTATCGCTTCAAGAGTGAGGCAGAGGCAGAAACAATTGCCATGAATGTTTATTACGATGGCGAAGATATGTATCCGTACGAGGTGACTGACGATGGCAAAGATTAAGTTGGACAGTGGTCAGGAGGTAAAGCTCACTGACCTAACCGAGATTTACATTGGACATGACGGAAAACTTGAATTGGAATATTGGACTGACGTGATGTCCTTGAAGACTGCGACTGTGACAATCACGGAACGGGATATGTTTCGGATTAAAGCGGCAGCGATTAAGTCTAATACGGTTGACGTTGACACGCCTGCAAACGTGCGCAAGAAGTTTGACCACTTCATACGATAGAAGGAGAAAGACGATGAATAAACAAGAAGTGAACCTAAAAAGTGGTGGACGAGCTTGTTACTTCGTGGCCAAGGTGTCTGATTTTGGGAATGCACACCGTGTATCGCCTATCTACTTCAACCGTGAGCGAGCAGTTCTTCAACTTAATTACTTAAAAAAGAAGAACGCTGATGATTCCTATGCAATGTTCGAAACTACCGGCTGGAGGTGTGTGCTATGAGCAATGAGACGAAGCGGGACGTGTTCGAGAAATTGGCAGAATGCTACGCCGAGGTTTCTGACGCATATACCAACGAAACCGGAAGCCCATACTACTGTGACGATGAGCCAAATTATCTGGAGGAATATGATGCCGCCTTGCCAGATGACCTACCGGTGCTCCCAGAGCTGATTGGTAAATACCTAAAAATGTGGAAGCAAGATCATGGAGACCTATTTCAAGCGTTTGATGAGGGAACGTCAGCAAGCTTAGATGGCACTAAATGGAAAAGCGTGCAAGATTGGTTCGGCGTTGCCAAAGATAGCTTTGACACATTCGCCCGTGCATGGGTGCTAGGCGTATGGCGCGTTGAGGAAACCGGAGAAGTCGTGAAATTGGAGGCAGAGAAATGACAGAATTTACTGGTGGAATAAATATCCCGAAAGATGACATTGACTTTGGAGATTATGTCCTAATTGAGCAAAAGCGATATGGAGCTCCAAATGAAATGTATCAGTTTAAGGTTGTCGGTTCCTATCAATCAAACGCCTATCGTGATGTGCCAATGGACGGCGCAGATTGCGGCAGGAAATGGCACCCACACAGTGTAGACGTTTTGAACGTTATCTGCTGCGGAATTGATGAAACCGAGGTTGATACAGTAAGAAAGGCTGACGTTAGACTGATTAAGTCGCGACACGAGGAGACGGAGAAATGAAACGAGAGATTAAGTTCAGAGCGTGGGATAGCCTTGAAAACCGTTGGTATGAGCCTACGTTTGAGGGTTATCGAGGAAAAATAGAAGAGATAATGCTTAGCCCACGTGGCCGCCTAACAATGCGTACTATGACAGAGTTAATTGATGAGTCTATGTTTCCTAACCGATTTGAACTCATGCAGTACACCGGACTCCACGACAAGAACGGCCGAGAAATCTACGAAGGCGACATTGTCCGCACTGGTGAAGACAACATTGGAGATCCGGAACCGATGATTGGACAAGTAATCATGTGGGAAGGATCATGGCTAATCGAAAATGAGACAAAGCAAGAGGCGATTGATCTTTTTAGTGAGATCACAAGCCGCGAGGTCATCGGCAATATATTTGAGAACCCAGAGCTGCTGGAGGGAAAGCAATGAAACACCCATTCAGAAAATTCTCAATGCTAATTTACTTGATGGCTGCGGTCCCACCAATATTTTTCCATGTGCCAATTGAAGTGCCAATCTGGTCAACACTGACGGCAATATTGTTTGTACTTTGGGATATATCATATTCAATCAGGGAGGAGCTGCAATGAAACAGATGATTGCCGTCATGTTGCTAATCGCAGGTGTTGCAATGTGGATGTGGGCTAACTGGAAAAGAGGAAAATGAAATGAATGATCGGCATCGAGCAGTCATGCGAGCGCGCATTAGGTATGAACGCAGGAAACATGAGCGAACAATGGACGAATTCGCAAAAGCACTTTATCCAGTCTTCAAGGCGGCCGCTGCCACGATTGAACAATGGCTTGCTGCCTTCCAGTTCAGGTAAATAAAAAGCGCGCCTGATGAGAGACGCGCTGGAGGCCAGTGTGTAAATTGAACCTAGGGTAATAATCATTTGGAGTGGGCCTCCGAAGACAGTATAACAAAAAACCGCCGGATTAGCGACGGGTGGAAGACAGGGACTTTTATGCAATACATGGCTTTTGAATAATGGAACTTAAGCCACCATCTTCACAGACAGTATAACAAAAGCGCACCACGAAGGCACGCTTATCCTACAAACCCAACCAAATCATACCATAAGGAGTGGACGCAGTGGTGCGAGCAACGCGTTATTTTAGCCCAATTGATCATGACAAAACAATTGAAAACGCCAAAGAGGTCTTGGGGAACTACTGGCATCACAAGCGGCTCGCTCAACGCACCAAAATAGCGCTCAGAAGTCCCGTGATGGATGGCATGCCCAAGTCACCTAGCTATGGCAACAAAGCCGAGGAAAAGGTAATATCGCACGCTGACGAGCTGTACTATATAGCGTGCTGTGAAGGCGCTATTGAATCTATAGAGAATGAAGACTACCGGATCATTTTAGTTGAGAGCTATCTGACTCCAAAGACGACACGTAAATCCAGCCTTCAGTTAGCCGCTCACTTGCATGTTGACCGAACGACCCTTTGGCGACAAACACAAGAAGCTCTCTATGCTTTTGCTGAAATATGTCCGCTAGTGAAACTAGATGCAACATCCGTGCAACAATGATGCAACAAAAAACACGCTTTTCTGCCTTATTATGTTATTGTGCCAAAGGTGAGAAACCTAAGACACCGCGTTTTTCCTCCGAGCCATGGTGATGATAAAGCTGTGGCAAGGCGTGGCAATGAGGACTGACTGCGATAGTCAGGCGGGTTCGATTCCCGCATGCCACATTGTCCAGTTTAGCGACCGGACACAGCTTGCGATGACCCCATCTGACACTGGGAGAGCGAGCAGCAACCGTAGCTCAGATGGGAGAGCAGTGGCATAAGCCTATCGGTCGTGGGTTCGAGCCCCACCGGTTGCGTTGCACGAGATGGCTGAGTGGTCTAAAACACAGCACCTGCCCTGAATGACGATTATGGAGGAATGCGGCCGCATTTAACTACGTCATTAACCGTTGGTTCGAATCCAACTCTCGTGCCTTCACCACCTCAATGTAGTATTCCAGTTCATGCTGGGGTACTATTTTTTTAGGAGGAAAATTCAATGACAAATTAAGTTTTTTGCCGGAGGGGAATGCGATGGCTAAGGACGTTAAATCTTCGAATGGGAACAATGATTCATATAGCTTTGACCCCATTGATTACGGCAGGCTTTCTCAGCGAGTTGATTCAATGGACAAGAAAATCGATTCAATAATTGTAAGCCTTGATAAGCTACCAACAAAAGACTGGGTCGAAAAGGAAACTGAAAACATTACAATTGAAAGTCTTAAAAATGCCATTGGTGATTTACAAAAAGACCGAGATAAACATGATCGATGGAATGTAGCAATAGTCACTATTGGCGCACCTATAATTTACAGTCTGTTAAAAATTGCTTTTGGGTTTTAGAAACAGAATCATAGAAAAACTTATAGCATTCCGCCAAACGGTGAGGTGCTATTTTTGTGCAACAAAAAAGCCCTCGCTCTGGGAAAACGAAGGCCAATCACTTTTTGGAGTGTGAGAATGAACTCACTAATTCAGTGTAACACAATACTTATAATAGGCACATAAAAAGCCCTCGGTTGGGGGCCGAGAGCCTAAAGATAGGGTATTACCGAGGAGTGAAAATGAGTATCTGTTGGGAACAATTTAATTTTAGCTTATCGAAATCATTTAAGCAACAAAAAAGCTCTCGGGGCCGAATCCGAGAGCCTGAGGAATAAAAATGAAAAGAGCAACATGATTGAATGTGGCTCACAGTGATTATATTTCAGGAGGCGAGTAGATGCAATGGACAGATGAACAAATTAGCGGCATTAGGAAGCTCGCCTCTGAAGGCTTTACCAGACGTGAGACGGCAGACAAGCTCGGGATTAGCTATGATGCTCTTCAAGGAAAAGCAAGACGGCTTGGCATCGAGTTCCAGAAGCCAATTAAGAATGAATACGATTCGGCGAAAACAGATAGAAAGAGCCAACCCGTTGATAGAAAAGTCGCTCTTAATGCTGATGGTAGTCAAACAGTCACTGCCTTAATGAGACTCAAGCATGAGCCAAATAAAGACCCACGAACTTTGATGGAGTTGTGTGGATACGATCCTGATAAGTTCGAGATGGTGTTAGGCGACTACAAAGTGTATGAGCAGCATAGTACCGAAGACGGCACAGTTCCGCAGTACAGCATTCATATTCGCGTAAAGCCGAAACAAGGCTTATCGATAAGTGAAATGGCTGAAGCGTTCAACGACAAAATCATTCCGGTCAATTACGGCATGAAGAAATCGGGCGATCGTAACCTAGTCATCCCATTGCCTGACCTGCATTTTGGCTGGACAACATTCGCCGATCTAAAAGACATGGTGAGTCAACTCAGAGAGATCATCATGGACGGCTACAACGAGATTGTGATCGAGCAATTGGGAGATCTGTTCCATAGTGACCAGATTCATGCAACACAAACGGTTAGAGGAACGCAACTAGATCACGCAAACATGCGTCAGGCATTCCATGATGCAGTGAAGCTGTTTGATCAAATTGTTCCGCTGGCAATTGAATATAGCAATCGCATCTCAATCAAGAGCGTGTTCGGTAACCATTCAGGTGATCTCGAATACGCTTTTCTTTATGCGCTGATAGATCGCTATCCGCAAGTACACGTTGATCTCAATGACAGTAATCAGGCAACCGACTGGCGCTGTGCATACTTGCTAGGGCATGTTGGCATTATGCTCGCGCACGGAGATGTAGCCAAGGACAAGCTGACAGGACTTTTTCCATTTGAGTACAAAAAAATATTCAATATGGCAAAAACATACGAACTTCACTCAGGCCACTATCATAGCGAGCGGTTTAAAGATGATCGTGGCATTATGTGGCGCCAGCTCGGAACTGCGAAACCAAATGATCCCTATGAGATTAAGAATGGCTTCACCACGGGCAAACATCTGCTGTATGCGTTCGTTTATGACGACGAAAGATTGAGGTGTACTTATGAACTCAGCTGAAATTTGGAAAGACATTGAAGGCTTTGAGGGACTATACCAAGTTAGCAATATGGGAAGAGTAAGAAGCCTTGATCGCGAAGACGCACAAGGGCACCGTATAAAAGGGAAGGTGCTCGTTGTCAGTTCAAACGGCAAGGGGTATCGTCAGATCAATCTATGGCAATACGGAGACGTTAAACATAAGTTTATCCACCGTCTTGTAGCTATAGCATTCTTGGACAATCCTAATAATTTACCAGAAGTTAATCACAAGGACGAAAATAAAGCAAACAATTCAGTATCAAATCTTGAATGGTGCACAAGACCTTACAATATGACATACGGCACTCGCATCAAACGTGTAGCGAAAGCGAACGAGCATCCAATATATGTAGTGACCAACTCAGGACATCACTATTTCTTCGACAGTACAAAGAAAGCTGTGGAACTCCTCAGGTTAGACGGATCCAATGTGTCTGAATGCCTTCACGACAAGCGTAAGCACCATCACGGCTTTACATTCGAGTGGGCGGTGTAAAGTCATGTCATGTATGAAGCGAGTTGAATACGGATATGTGAGCAGTACTGAACAGACAATAATTGAAGAATTATCGAGAGAAGAGAAACGCATGCAAGCAATCATCTACACAAAGCCGCACTGTCAAAAGTGCCGATGGACAGTATTCAAGCTGTCACGAGTCATGCCAGTACAGACCATCACAGCAGACGCGGACGACTACGAGAGATTCCGCAAGCTAAATTATCGTTCAATGCCAGTCGTAAAAATCTACAAAGCAGACGGTACACATGATGAATGGTGTGACTTGCAGGTTGACAAGATCAAACAATACACGGAGGCAATTTAGCATGTACAACTTATTATTACTACTAACATTAATATTCGTGCTGGCCAAACTATTCGGCTTGATCGCATGGAGTTGGCTGCTAGTATTCATGCCGCTAATAGTTATGATTGCTGCGGTGACATTTCTTATCGGATTGGCAATCATCATCGGATTGCATGAGAAGGGTTGACATGACTAACACATCTTATACGGGAGATGTTCACAGCCACGCTGGGCGTGCACACTTCTATCGCTCAGCTGAATGGAAAGCGTTGCGCCAACAAGTTCTTGAACGTGACCACTATGAATGCCAATGGTGCAAAGCGAAAGGGCGCGTGACTACTGGCAATGACATGACACTGGAGATTGACCACATCAAGACACTAGAGGAACGTCCAGACCTAGCGCTTGATCCGGACAACCTACGCACACTCTGCCGCGACTGTCACAACAAGCGACACGGACGATTCAATTATAAACGTTTGGGGAGACCAAAAAATCCGTATGCCAGCGATGAGAGATGGTAAAATAACAGACCCCCCGGGTCAAAAAATTCAATGCCATTTTGAAATTCGGGGACCGGTGGACGGGCTCGTCTTCCGCAAAAATGTTTCGTTTTTTTCGCGCGAGGGGGGGTACCCTATACCAAAAATGGGAGGTGATAATCCATGGACAAGCTAGATAAGCTTAAAAACAGGCTCTTGTCTCAGATAGACAAGGCTAATCCAATTGAAACTGAGAAGGTGGACCGATATGTTTCAATGGTTGACATGTTCTACAAGCTTCAAAAAGAAGCTATCAAGCAGCCAATTATTGAAATTGAGAATGGCAGTCAGCATTTCACTAAATCTAATCCTGCTTTGGCTGATATGAACAAGATCAATGCAAGCCTAATTTCACTTGGCAAGGACATGGGATTGTCCGCTCCGCCTGGCATTGATGGAAAGGGCACGGGATATGATCCTGATGATCTACTTTGATTCATAACAAGTATGTTGATGATTACATCAAGGGTTATGAAGAAGGACACTTGCTGTTTAATAAGGAACGTATTCAGCTTGTTGATTATCTAAAAAAGTCTGTGCTATCTGACGACACACTTCATTTTGACAACGAACAGATTGAGAACTGCATTAAGTTCAGTGAGAAATGGTTTTTCAAACTTCAGCCGTTCCAGAAGTTCTTGATTGCGTTCGTTTTTTTGTACCACGAAGACGGTACCAATTATTATGAAGACTTTTTGTGGATGATGGGTCGTGGCTCTGGTAAGAACGGATTGATTTCGGCGTTAGGGACGTTCTTGATATCCGAATTTAACGGTATACCTTCATATAACGGTTCAATCGTTGCTAACAGCGAAGACCAGGCAAAAATATCAGTTGAAGAAATTCACGATGTAATGGAATCAAATCGACCAAAGCTTAGACCTGCCTTCTACTGGACAAACGGTCTCATAAAAGCTAAAAAGACCAATTCCACTTTGAGATATCGAACTTCTAACGGCAACACGAAAGACGGTTTACGAGATGGTTTCGTTATCTTCGATGAAATTCATGAATATCAGGATGACAGCAATGTCAAAGTCCACCTATCAGGACTTGGCAAAAAGCAAAATCCTCGTGTCTTTTATATTGGGACCGATGGTTATGTCCGAGATGGTTTCATTGATACTAAGAAAAAGCAAGCAGCAAATGTCTTGAGTGGAAAGGCTGCGCCAGACTTCATATTTCCTTGGATTTGCAAAATCGACGATGTATCTGAAATTGATGATCCCGAAAAGTGGGAAAAAGCCGTTCCAATGATTGTAAAACCGTTGTCATCGTATGGTAAGACCCTTTATCGGCAAATCAAGAAAGACTACGACGCATTAGTGGAAGCACCAAGCGGACGTGAGGAGTTTCTAACAAAGAGAATGGACTATCCCAGCACGTCAATGAACAGTAGTGTTGCGCCTTGGGAAGAGATTGCAGCAACCAATCAACCGATTCCACATGATTTGGACGGCAGAGAGGCAATAGGGGCGGTGGATTTTGCCAGTGTACGAGATTTCATTGCCGCTGCAGTAACGATTAGGTACCGAGATAAATTAGTAACCATTGAAAAGCAGTGGGCACGGAAGGGCTTCTGCGATCAATATTACGCATACAGTCGAAAGGACAGAATTGCGACACCAAATCAGCGTCTTAATATTCCACTTCACGACTGGGAAAGAATGGGCCTAATTGAAGTTGTTGACGAGCCACTTATGGATCCTAGACATGCACTGGAATGGATACAAGCAATGGCACATCGATTTGATATAAAAAAGGTGGTTATGGATAACTACCGTGCTCAGATTATGCGAAAAATGTTCGAAGATGCCAATTTTGAGGTTGATATCATTCACAATCCTACTTCTATTGATGGTTTATTGGCATCAATAATTGACGATGGTTTTCCAAGAGGACGTTTCATCTGGGGAGATAATCCTTTGCTCCGCTGGAATACACAGAACGTGCTGGTAAAGGTAAACAAGGCGAACGGAAACAAGTCCTATGAGAAGAAAGAGGAAACTCGTCGTAAGACAGATGGTTTTAAGGCCTTTGAATATACGTTGTACCGAGTAAATGAATTATCCGATGTGGACGTCAGCGAATCGCTGGCGTTTTTGAATGACCTCGACTTCTGAAAGGAGGTGAAAGCGTGAACTTCAACTTATTTGATCTGTTTACTCAACGTAAAGATGCCAGTTTTGCCTATGATCTTGATTTAATTGGCGGACAGCAGACGCAAGTTTACCTGAAACAGTATGCGTTAAATACGTGTGCTTCTTTTTTAGCCAGAACGGTTTCTCAGTCCGAATTCAAAACTAAAAATGATGCGCTTTATTACAAGCTAAATGTCCGACCAAACTATAATCAAACAGCAACGAGCTTTTGGCAGGAACTGATCTTTAAACTCATCACAGATAATGAAGTGCTAGTCGTTCAGGATGATACAGATGATCTACTGATTGCTGACAGCTATGTTCATAATGTCAAAGCGGTATATCCTGATACATTTTCTGGGGTGGTGGTCAATGACTATCAGTTTCAGCGTGTGTTTGGAATGGATGACGTTTGGTTCATCAAATACAACAATGACAACCTAACCACATACACGAATCAGTTGCTGTCCGACTACGCTAATTTGTTCAGCCGCATGATTAGTTTTGCCATGCGTAACAAGCAGCTAAGAGCAACGGTCGATTTCTCTGGTGTTACAAGTTTTGACAGCCAAGCGCCTAAAGATGACGCGAATGGCAATAAGAAAGAGAATCCAGCTCAGAAATTTATTGACAAGCTCTTCAGCGCATTCAGAGACAACGACATTGCAATTGTGCCTTTACAAAAGGGTATTAAGTACGACGAAGTTTCGAGCCAGTATAGTGGCGCAGATCAGGCATTTTCTGACATTACTGCTGCACGTAAAGAGGCAGTTGACAGCGTTGCAGAGATTCTAGGAATTCCGCCAGCACTGATTCACGGTGCACAGGCAGAAGTTGATCAGAATCAACAAGAACTATTAAATTTTTGCATTGCTCCGCTTAATCAAAAAATTGAGGATGAGTTAAATGCCAAGGCTGTAAGCCAGTCTTCATATGATCAAGATAAGGTCACCGTTTGGGGACTGAATAAGCCTAATGCTCTTAATCTTAGCGATGCAATAGACAAGCTAGTATCAAGCGGCGTATACAATCGTGACACTGTGCGAAGTTGGTTTGGCGATGATCCAATTCCAGACGGAAGCGGCCAAAAATATTACATCACAAAGAACTATGAGGAAGCAACGAAGGGAGGTGATAATGATGACGACAGTAATTCCAATTAATACTCAGCTTGTTGATGATGAGACTGCGAGTGTCATGAAGTCGTGGGGGCTAGATTTAGTAGCTCCAAACGCAGTCCGTGAAATGCTTCCGACTGATAATTCAGACGTTGTAGTCGAAATTGATAGCCCAGGCGGGTTGGTTACCGCAGGAAGCTCAATTGCGACGCTTTTGAAAGACTATCCCGGAACTGTAACGGCTAAGATTATCGGCCAGGCAGCATCTGCAGCTACAGTAGTAGCACTGTCAGCTGACAAGATTATGATGGCACCAACGGCTACATTCATGATTCACCGTGTGTCAGTTTCTGGCATTTCTGGGAACTCCGGTGACCTTGACAAGTACAGCGATGTTCTTTCAATGCAAGATAAACAATTTGCTAACTTGTATGCATCAAAAACTGGTAAAACAGCAGATGAGATGCTCAAGCTAATGACAGACGAGACGTATATGTCAGCACAACAGGCCAAAGATATTGGATTTGTTGATGAAATTATGTTTGAGGAACAGCCTACCTTGGTAGCGGGTCCCAAAACGATGCTGACAAAGGAGATCGTTGATGCCCTTAAAGAGTATCGAGAAATCAAAGACAAGCCAAGTAATCCAGTTCTGAATATCGATACTGATGAACTAGCAGAAAAGATTGTAAATAAATTGAAACCCCATGAGGAACCTAAGCAAAGCAAGTTTGCATGGTTCCTTTTTTAATACGAAAGGAGTCATAAAAATATGACTATGAGCTTTAAGAATTTAGATACCTTTGCGGAAAAACAAAAGGCATTTGCAGACATTGTCAAAAGTGGGGGTGATGCTGAAGCCCAAGGCAAGGCATTTGGTGAAATGATGGACGCGCTGTCCACTGATCTCAATAGCTTCCAAGAAAAACTTAAGAATAAGACCCAAGAGGAAATCGACAGCATTATCGCAGCCAACACTGGTGATGTGAAGATGACACAAGACGAAGTTAAATTCTTCAATGATATCTCGGCTGATAATGGGTTCAAGAACGATCAGCTTATTCCACAGACAACAGTGGACAAGATTTTCGAAGATTTGATCACCAACCACCCGCTGCTGCAAGCAATTGGTTTGCAGAATAACGGTGTACGGCTGAAAATCTGGAAGTCTGATGCTACGGGTGCCGCTGTATGGGGCAAGATTTTCGGCGATATTCAAGGGCAGCTTGATGCTACGTTCACGTCTGTTGATGCAGAGATGAGTAAACTGACGGCATTCGTAGTGCTGCCTAATGATCTTGATTCATTTGGCCCGGCCTGGGTACGTACCTACGTTACCACTCAAATTACCGAAGCCTTCGCAGCAGCATCAGAATCAGCATTTGTCGATGGTGATGGTAACAGCAAACCAATCGGGCTTGATCGTGATCCGTCAAAGGGCGCCACAGCAAATGGTGTGACAACCTATCCAGTTAAGACCGATGCCGGTACCGTGACTCTCAAGGACGCTGATACAGCTAAGTTTGAATTGATGACCATCATCAAGGCTCTGTCCAAGAAGGCAAACGGCAAGCCTGTAGTTGCACGTGGCAACACCATTTTGGTTGTACAGCCAGGTGCTTCGCTTGACTTTGAACGAGCAATGACGATGCAAAACGTCAACGGCCAATGGGTATATGCACTGCCTTACGGCATTCAGATCGTTGAATCTCAGTATGTTCCAGACGGTAAGGCTGTTGCCTTTGTTAAGGGGCGTTATGACGCATACATGGCAGGTGGGTTGAACATCTCTGACTTTAACCAAACATTGGCCATTCAGGACGCAATCCTGTTCACTGCTAAGCAGTTCTTCTATGGTGCGCCAGCAGATAGTAATGCAGCACTTGTCTATGCACTGAATATCACTAATCCAAATGCTGCAGCTGGTGTGTCGGGGGAATAGTATCCCCCGTTGAAGCGGGGGTAGACAGCAACTCCACCGTTGCACAGCTAAAGTCATACCTCGATTCGAAGGGAATCAGTTACCCAAGCAACGCATTAAAGGCTGATTTACAGAAACTTGCGGGAGTGACACCAGATGAATGAAGATCAGGTTGAATCACTTTTGACAGAATTTAAAGCTCGAATGAGCATTTACCACTCGTCAGAAGATGCTGAGCTTAAAAACATGCTAAAGGCCTCGTACGATGCAGTTAATCGCATGACTGGAGTGTCTGATATCACCAATACTCAATTTAAAGAGCTTGTCATTGAACGTACCAGGTATGTCTACAATGATCAGGCTGAATTTTTCGAAGACAACTTCCTGTCTACGATTATCGGCTTGAACCTACAAGCATATGGCGGGGAGGATGCTGACAATGGTTAGTCGTCCAAGTTTTCAGTATCAGGCTCCCAAAGTTGATAGTGGAAAATTAAGAATCCCGATTCACTTCTATGCTCAAGATGTTGGTGATTCACCGGAACCAACAGACATTGAACCTAAAGAAGTGTTTTTTTGTCTTTGCGATGCCTATTCGCCAAGCAATAAGGACAAGGTAGTTCTTGATAGCCACGAGGTTGACCTAGGCGTCACTGTGATTATTCGCGATACCAAGGGTGAATTCATTCCGAACAACAAAATGACAGCGTTTATTGAAGACCATCGCTATCAGGAAGTTAAGGAATGGCAAATTGAAGAAGTTCGCCATGATTTTGAAGCGAATAGGTTCATTACGCTGGTATTGGGGGCGAAACAATGACAGTGACTTTGGACGTTAAAGGTTTAGAAGACTTAGAAAATAAACTCAGCCAAAAGTTTAGCGATCGCAAGGTTGCTTTGTACGTCAACAACGCCTTAACCATCGCTGGCCGATATGCCGTTGCCGAACTTAAGCAGGCTGCAGAAAGCTATCGAGACACTGGAGCAACGGTCAATGAAATTACTGCAGGTAAGCCACGGCTTCGTGGCGGGGTGCGCAATATCAAGATTGGATGGTCTGGTGATGGCACGAAGCAACGGTGGCGCTTAGTCCACCTCAACGAATTTGGGTATACCAGAAATGGTCATACGTATGCTCCAAGAGGCATAGGAAAAATTCGGTCATCCTATGATGAAATGCAGCCAAAATTGAAAGAATTGGAAGCTGCAGAATTGAGGAAACTGCTATGAAGGACATGCTGAACACGATTTATACAGAGATACGCGGTGATCCGCTTGTATCTCAATACCCGATTAAGTATTACGACTATCCAGAAGCAGCTCCTAGGGAAACGTTTGTTCTCATCAAACCGTTATCTCCTCCAACAGCTGCTTTTGGTGCCAGTGATAAGGAACTAGCGCAGCAGCTAACTTACCAGATTGATGTGCAATCCGGTGATCGTATGCTGTGTAAGCAGATACAACAAGCAATCAAAAAACACATGTACTCGTTAGGCTTCTCGCAATTATCAGAGGGGCTTGACGAGTTTTTTAGTGACACGAAACGGTATGCCGATGCACGGCGCTATCGAACTGTCACACAACTTTATGACGTTGATTATTAGAAAGGAGTCATCACATGACTTTAGTACATTTTCCACGTATGACCATTCAACCATTTGATGCTACCGGTACCCCGAAAGGAGATCCAATTATCGTCCAAGGGGATACCAATAAAGGCGGTACTATTACAGCCGAAATCTCCGGATTGTCAAGCAATGCCTTAAAAGTTGCTGCATCCGACATTGAATATTGGATTTCTCAAGAGGGTGTTGGTGAAGTTTCAGTTGACTTTACGTTGATCGATATTCCAGCAGCTGCAGAAGCAACTATTCTTGGACAAAAAACTGTTGATTCTGGCATCACATATGTAGGTAATGACACTAACCCACCATATTGTGGAGTTTTGCTAGAAGCCGAAAATCTTCAAGGGGACAGTGCTTATTTAGGCTTCTTCCGTGGTAAGTTTGCCAAGGACAAAGAGACCTTGAATACACAAGACCCAGCCGACAAGAAGGCCCCAGAAGGCGATAGCTATACGTTTACTGCGGCTGGCTCACCTGATAGCGGTGATCAAAAAGGCGAGTATGTTGCTAAATATGTCGGGTCTGATGCAGCAGCCATTAGCACAGTGAAAGCGCAGGTGTTAAAGGCAAACCCAAAACCGTAACGGTGTCTGGGGTATCTCTGACACCGGCAACAACTAGTGTAAAAGTTGGAGCAACCACCGCATTGACGGCTACCGTTAGCCCAACGGATGCAATTGACAAATCTGTTAGTTATGCATCAAGCAACACAGCGGTCGCTACTGTCAATGCTAATGGCGTTGTAACTGGTATTTCGGCTGGCTCTGCTACCGTCACTGTGACGACACACGATGGAAGCAAAACAGCAAGCACTGCGGTAACCGTAACTGCTGCTTAAAAATACAATTGTCGCCTCAGAAATAAACAATGCTGATTGAATTCAGGGCGGCATCTAACATAAGGAGACTTATCATGCTGAAACTTGATTTACGTAATAAAGATGGCAAAGTTGAGCACTTTCAAGAAACATTTGTGCCCGCTTTAAAATTGATTGAAGGCTTAAAACTAACTCCTGAGAACTTTCCTGATCTGGATGAATCAGATTGGATGGAAAAAAATGCAGAATTTATGGCTTCTTGTTTTGAAGACAAAAGCGTAACTAAGCAACGAATTTTAGACGGTGTTGCCGCTTGGGACTTCAACAAAGTATTTAACACCTTCAATCAGCAGCTTTTCGGGATTGACCCAAAAAAAGCGGAAGCGAGCGAATCAGCAGAAAAGAAGCATTAAATCAAATCTACAAAATGATTCGTTCGGTCGTTACAAACGTTCCGGGGTTCACGATCAATGACATTATGAAAACTGATTGGGAGACGCTACAAGAGGTGCTGCTACAAAGTGAACCCAAGAAAGAAAAGGCAGTCTCACTTGCTGACTTTATCAAATCAACGTAGGAAGGAGGAAACAAATTGGCAGAACCATTAGGTCAAATGATGATCGAGCTTGGGCTTGATGATACCAAGTTTGGTAACGGTCTGAAGAACGCCAAGTCACAATTGAAGTATTTCGGGTCTGAGATGAAAGCTCAGGCCTCTTTTTATGACGCTTTTGGGAGTAAAGTAGACGGCTTAAGTGCCAAAGAGCAGAGCTTGACCAAGATGATTGCTGCGCAGTCAAAGGTCGTGGCTGAGTCTAAGAAGGCATATGATGGATCACTGACCTCAAGCGGTGAAATGACAAAAAGCTCAGCTAGACTAGCGGCTAATTTTGAAGCTGAGCAGTCAAAACTCGCATCACTGGCTAAACAGTACATCAGTACCGCGCAAGCAGAAGCAGAAATGAGTGTTAAAACAACCGGCGTCACCGGTGCAATTAACAAGCTTGGTACGGCTCAGATAGCTATTGGCAATCGCATGAAGTCACTTGGCGATAGCATGACTACTGGCATCACGGTGCCTGTAGCTACGGCTTTTGTCGCTGCTACTGCCAAAGCAATCAAATTTCAAAATCAGCTTCTAGTAATTAAGAACTTGCTTACTACTGGTGGTGAGTCAGCAAAAGAAGCCATTTCTGGCGTTAACAAGATGCAATCAGACGCCATTCAGTATTCCGATCATTACGGTGTATCTGTTGAGAAGATTTCAGCAGGATATGAAGAGCTTGTGCGGCGTGGTTATACTTCGAAACAGGCTATAGCTGCCATGAAAACAGAACTTCAAGGTGCTTTGGCATCAGGCGATGATTTCAACGATGTTGTTTCCGTGGCATCATCCACGCTTGAATCATTTGGTATGAAGTCCAATGATACTGCAACTATGACTAGAAACACCAAGACAGCCGTCAATGAGCTTGCGTATGCAGCTGATCTGACAGCAACGGACTTCCAGTCCCTTGGTGTTGGCATGTCATATGTTGGCGCCACTGCTCACCAAGCACATTTTACCTTGTCAGAAACTGCATCCGCCTTAGGTATCTTATCAAATAACGGTGTGGAGGCCGATAAAGCTGGTACTGGACTACGTAAAGTTATTATCAGTTTGAACACCGCTATCAAGAACATTGGAACTAAAAAAGATGTTCTTGGAGCTCTAGGCATTAAAGAGAATGAAATTGTTGCTTCTAATGGCAGCCTAAAGAGTTTAAGTACCATTATGGAAGTCCTTAATCAGCACACCAAGGACATGAGCGCGACCAAAAAAGCAGCTGTGTTTAATAGTCTTTTTGGTACTACTGGTCAGCAAGCCGGTATTATTCTCGCGCAAAATAGTAAACAGTTGGCCGAATTAAATAATCAAGTTGATAAGGCTGAAAAAAAGAACTATGTAGGCAGCTTATCGGAAAAGAACCTTAAGTCTGCTCAAAATCAGTTAAAAGTTCTGCAACAAAATGTTGAAAACTTGGGGATGACACTTGCACAAAAAGTTCTACCTAGTGTGCAGCCCATTATCAAGGATTTGACTGATGCTGTTAATTGGTTTGGTAAACTAAATCCACAAGTCCAGCAAAACATTGTTAAGTGGGGGCTATTGGCCGCTGCCATGGGCCCAGTGCTTAGCATTGGTGGAAGATTAACTACAGGGCTTGGGAAATTAGGTACCTCATCAGTTGGCCTTATTGCAAAAATAGCCGGATTGGGTGCGAAGTCGCAAGCAGCCAAGACGGTTATGGGTCAGTTAACAGATGCAACTGGTAATGTTGTAGGAACCTTGACGAAAGCTGGCGGTGCCGCAACCAATACAGGTGGCTTAATTGGAAATTTAGCCGGAAGAATGACTGTTGCCGCTGGTGAAACAGGCGTTTTAGGGAGCGCATTGACTCCGTTAGGGCTTGGAATGATAGCTGTAGCCGGTGCGGCAACGATTGGTGTCGTTGCTTGGGAAGGCTTCGGCAAACAGATGGTTGAGTCTTCTAATCGTGCTTCGCGATGGGGATCTGACATCGGCAAAACGGCCGATACTGCGGCAACTGAAATGTCACAATACCAAAGCAAAGTTGATGTTGCCATGTCTGGGGCATCCGGTTCCGTCTCTAGCAATGCAAAAACCATTAACTCAGCATTCAGCGGTATGATTACATCTGCTCAAAAGGCAAGCAAGGCTCAGAAAAAGGCTGCTGATGATGTTGCCAAGGCTATTGGTGGAGAAGCCGCTGCTGCTCTTGAAGAAGAGGCTGGCAAAGAAGAGTCCGCTCGCAACAAAGAGATTGCGAAGATGAAGTCATATGCTAAAGAAGCACATGACATCTTAAAAAATTCCGCCGACAACAACGTGGCTCTTAATGCAGAACAACGCGTTAAGATTGGCAATATTCAAGACGAAATGGCCGAAGCTCAGATTAAGACACTTGGATTAACGGCAAAACAGCAACGTCAAGTGCTTGCTGCTGAGCTAGTCGAAACCAGCAAGATGTCCGTAAAGCAATTGTCATCAATGGCAAAGTCTATTGGTGATGCTTCGTACCAAGAGATGTCGAGCTATGAGCAAAGGCTTAAAGCAATCAATGGTAATGCACAGCTTTCTGAAACTGAAAAAAACGTGGCTATTGAAGCCCTTGAACGGGAACACATTGCAACGATGGATAAGCTCGGCGGAGACTATATCAGAGTTGCTAAAGCACAAGGTAAGTCACATTCTGAAATCATTTCTGAGCTGACACAACAGTATGGATTTACTGCTACGCAAGCAGCCGAAGCTTGGGATACGTATAACAGCAGAACTAAAGCCGCGGCAGATCAAACTAAAAAAGCCGTCAGCGTCTCATTAGATGGCTTATCTGGTGATGTCAAAAAGGCTGCTGAAAGCTGGAACAACCTTAAGCTGACTGACAAGGATGGCAAAGTCAAAACTAATGCCGTCGAAGAAGTTCAGAAGGCTGTAAAAAGTGGCAAGGATTGGAATGCTATTCAGCTTTTGCTACAAGAAGGCAAAATGACAACAAACGCTCAAGACATGGTTGCAAAAGCCTTAGCTGCTAACAAGCAGTGGGACGACTTGAAGTGGATTGAGAGTGATCTACATTTGTCTTCAAATGCTAAAGAGCAGGTAGCAAGCGCCATGATTGCCAACAATCAGTGGAATGTATCTGACTGGAAGGAAGCTCAGATATGGGCAATTAACAAAACAAATAGTGCGACAATTGAAGCCCTTGCAAACGTAGGCAAATGGGATAGCTTGACGCCTAAACAGCAGCAATTAATTGCGCAAGCCAAGACAGGAGCAGCGTTGCAAGAGACCCTAAAAGATCTGGGCATATGGAACGATGTGTCTGCGAAAGTTAGAAAAGCAATTTTGAAGGCCATTGACGAATCTACGCAACCCGCTGCACAAGCTAAAGCAGCTGTCGATGCGTTCCATAATGTATATAAAGAAGCAACACTAAAAACTATTTATATTAGTGAATATGTCACTGATGGATCAGTCGGTGGCCGTTCAGCAAACACTGCAACTGGAAATGCTAAAGGCACAAATAATTTTGCTGGCGGCCTCGCAATGGTTAACGATCAAAAAGGTCCAACGTTCCGTGAAGCTATTTTTCATCCTAATGGTGGAATTGAGATTCCATTTGGTCGTAATGTGATTAGGCCAATTGAAAAGCATGCTCAAATTGTCCCTGCAGGGATGACGGCTAGAATGTTTCCAAAATTGCCTCAGTACGCCAATGGTAAAGACATTCCAGCAAACGCAACAGCGCTTAGCCTAGCAAATCAAGTGACCCAATCGCTTGGACAAGCATCTTCAGTCACAGTCACTAATAACTCTGACAACAGCAATATAGAAACATTGCTTGGATCAATAAAGGCGTTGTTAGCCACTTTGTTGACAAGAGAAACTGACTTTACCATAAATGGACAATCTGTAGCGAAGATAATGTATCCATATCTTGATCAGATACAAAAGATTAGTGACAAAAGGCAAGCACGAGGAAGGGGCATCACAAGTTGAAAAAAGTTATTACGGTAACATTCGGAGATGTGGATTTGTCTCCTTATTTTATCGTGTCAAATATTACAATGCCTTTTTTATATAAGGACAACAAATACGACCAGGTCGGCCTATCTGACGGGGAAAAACTGACTTATTCGCGCAATGCTAAAACACCAATTACGATTGAAGGCACAATACTTTCTGAAAATTCAGACTTAACAGTTGCTGAAACGCGAGATCAGCTTATTTCATTGTTAAGCGGAAACGTGACAAAGCAACTGAAACTATCTAATTATCCAGATCGCTACTTTGATGCAATATTTGAAGGAACACAGGAATATGATGGAACATTTGATTATATTGCTAAAGTTGATTTGGTATTCATGGTCCCCGATGGCATTGCGCATTCGGTAGCCACGAAGACGTTTGACAACATGCCATACAAGGACGTGCCAGTAAACATGCTGGTCGACTCCAGTTTTGAATCGGGTAAAACACCATCAGGGATTGCTTGGGGAACAAGCGACAACAGTCAAAGGACTGCTGAAGTTGATCCAACTATTCCTTCATATCCCACGCCGTTTGGAACTTATATGCTTCGGATTGAAAACCAAAGTAGTGATTCATCTATCAGTCCCGATCAATACATCGTTTTTCCGCTACCAATGCCAGTCACGATCAAAGCTGGGGAAACATGGACCTATAGTTACAAATATGCATCCGCTGGGTCAGCAACTGGGCAAGCGTCAGACTATTTGACAACGAGCGATTTATCCCCAATTTGGGGCCTGTCGATGGGTCACGGCAATAGAGACACTGATGGCGGCCAAAACACATGGCATCAGTTTTCTGCAACGATGACCGCAGACAGCGATATTACAGTCACAAATTATCGTTTTGGCTTCGTTAAAACATATGCTGGAGGTGGTTGGGTATGTATTGACAATATCAAATTAGAAAAAAACAATACTGCTTCTCCATGGTCGCCTAACTCGGCTGATCCTGAATACTATTCCGACACCATCACCGTTCATAATGGTGGCACTTATCCTGTTGAGCCAGTTATTACGGCAACCATGCATGCAGATAACGGCATGGTTGGGATTGTTAATGATCACCCGGGCATTCTTCAATTCGGTACGCAAGAAATTGATGGATATACCACCGATCTGTCGGAGAAAGGGCTAAACGGAAATTTCTCAGCACCAATATCCGGCACGATATACAATCAATCAGCCACTAACAATCCGAATTGGGGCGGTGATTCAAGCAAACCAAACAAGCAGACTGGATCAATCAACTATGCCAGTGACAGCTACAACGGGCCGCATATGGAACCTGCATATGCTTCGACCGGGACTTATTGGAATGGCCCAGCCGCCAAAATATCAATTGCCGCCACAAGCCAAAATACGCGCAACAACAACTTCACTTTAACCATGATGCTCCATTTTGAGACAACAGTGTCCGAATTGGGCCGCATGGAGTTAACACTTGAGGCTGGTGGCAAAGTTCAGTATCAAATGGTGGTCACAGACAACAATGCTGTCAAAGACGAGATTCAGGTCGATTGTTATGTTAAAGACCAGCAAGTGGGAACCATGTCACTTGATCGATCGAAATTTACAAATGATAAGTTAATGCAAGCTAGATTGAGCAAATTCGGCTCGAGCATTAATTTTGAAGTCTCTCCATGGAATGGAAAAAGTGGTCGTGAAATGACCGTCTCTTTGCCACCTTTGACTCGTCCAGACATGATCAGTGAGAACGTTGAAGCATTTTCCGTTTGGTTTGAACGCAACAACACATGGGGACAAGCTGCGATGAAATTGATTGCGGTTCAATTTGACTGGCAACACGTAAATTGGTGGACAGACATCAAGAACCGGTTTTCAAATGGCGATGTACTGACCATTGATGTTGCCAATGCTAAGACCTATTTGAATGGGTCTGAGAACCGCACTCTTCATACTATTGGCAATCAATGGGACCAGTTCAAACTGCCACCCGGCGATACTGAGATTGATATCACGCCTTCGAGCTGGGCACAACCATTTGCATGTGAAGTCGAGATAAGGGAGGCCTGGCTATAAATGGAGTATTACTTTGCATATCGAAAATCAAACATTTTGGGTGTTGGGTCGACTGATGGCAAAGGCGAATGGCGAATTGACAACGATATCGAAAAACAAAGTGTTGACAATCGTCCTGCGGTCGAGCTTTCTCTTGATATTCACTTCACAACTGATCAGGAACAAGCAGTCAATGAGATGGCCAAAGCAACCAACTTCATCATGTATCAAGACGAAGAAGGCAACGGCCACCAAATGGTGATTGAATCGGTTGACCATGATTCACTAAGCCACATTCACTCAATTGTTGCCAGCGATGCGGGTAATGATTTGATTAACGAAACCGTTGGCGCCTTCAAGGCCGACAAACCATATACGATTGCTGAATACATCCTCATGTTTACAAATGATTCTGGCTGGGAGATTGGCATCAACGAATTTCCTGACAATGTTCGAACACTTGAGTGGACTAGTGAAGAATCATCGTTGGCTCGCATTATTGCCGTGGCAAAAGATTTTGATGCAGTGCTTAGTTTTGGCTTTGAGTTTGTTGGAACCAACTTGGTTAAGCGTGTCATTAACATTCGGCATGAAACGGCCGGTGACAGCTTGATTTCCTTTGAAATGAATAAGGACATCAACAATATCGTCACACATCTCGATACCTATGACATGGAAACATCTATCAAGGCTTATGGAGCGGTGCCAGAAAGTACGAATGGATCAACTAATCAGGACCCAATCAACTTGATCGGCTACAAATGGACTGATCCAACGGGACAGTTTGTGCTTGATCAGTACGGGTTCTTGCACGATACCATTGCTGTGCAGAAATATTCACGTTTGTTAAGCAACAGCAACCCTAACCCAACACAGTCTGACTGGAATCGGGTTAAAACGTTTGATTCAAAATCGCAGTCGGAACTTTTGCAAGCGGCTTTGGCAGACTTGAAAAAGTATAATCATCCGAACGAAACGTACGATATTGATTTGGTTAACTCACCATACGTACCGCTTAATCAAACCGTCCACATTGCCGATGAGAATCAACAGCTATTCCTGTCTGCCAAAGTGTTGAGCATTCAGCGCAGCCGTGCTAACCATTCTGTCAAGCTTACTTTGGGTGAGTTTGCGCACGAGACCGTCAGCTTTGACGAACGTCTCAGTGAGCTTGCCAACCAGATGGCCAACATGCCCAAGACAATTCAATATTATCCTTGGCTCCGCTATGCCGATGACGATCAAGGAACAAATATGAGCGCCTTCCCAACTGGTAAGAAGTATATGGCAATCGTTTGGTCAAACAAGTCATCCGTTCCAAGTGACAATCCATCTGATTACGCTGGCCATTGGGCGCTTATTCAGGGAAAGGATGGTGCTGACGGTGTTCCGGGTGCAAAAGGCGCTGATGGCAAGACACCATACTTCCATATTGCCTATGCCGATAGCAGTGACGGTAAAACAAACTTTTCATTGGATACTCCCGGCTCTCGCAAGTACATCGGTAGTTATACAGACTTCACACAGGCCGATAGCACTAATCCAGCACTTTATTCTTGGCAACTGGTGCAAGGACCACAAGGACCACAAGGTCCGCAAGGCGTTCCCGGAAGCAAGGATGTGCCATACACATACATTCAGTTGGGCACGCCCGCTAGTCCCAAGAAAGGTGATTTGTGGTGGCATGGGACAACACTTAACGATGCCACGGCACTGCAATACTACAACGGTACATCTTGGGTTGATCAAAGCATTCAGCAGGCAGTTCTCAGTATCAAAAAGCTGCAATCAATTGAAATTGATACTTCAACCATCAATTCTCCGGATGTCAATTCTCCATTCAGCCATGTTCAGATTGATGGCGCCAAGAGTTCTGGCAATCTTGAACTAAAAGATGCGAATCTAAGTATACTGGGCAACATCGAAGACAATAATGGCAATCCCAATGGTCAATACTACAAATCTCTTTTGAGCCCAAACGGTATGTTCAACTACATCACAACACCCGATCAAAAGGGAAACATGTCGTCAGTTGCACTCCAACGTGGTGCACTTCAGTTGCAAACGCTGATCAGTGACCCCAGTGCCGCTACAAAAAAATATATTCAATCTGAATTCACTTCGGCAGACAACGTGACATTTTTCTACGTCAATACAACCGCGCTAAACAATATTGATATTGATTATGCATATATTTACTACACAAGACGTGGCAATTTGGTGACCGCCAACTTTCAAATTCACACAATAGCTAATCAGTACAATTTCTTGAGGCTCGCAGATATTAGACCAGGTTACAAGCCTTATTTGACAAACAAGATTGTTGCAAGCTGCTTGAGCTTTTCAGATCCCGGACAATCTACCGCTATGTATTCAAGCACGCCAAGCGGAGGAACGGTCGGCTGGTATAGCAACATTTCCAAAGCTTCTGGCGGTTATGGTGGATCTGTTTCTTATCTAACACAGGACGATTATCCGACGGGGGATTCATTTTTTGCTTAACTAGGGAGTTGATTATTATGAAAATCAAAGTGTGGACGGACAGCAATAACCGTCTGCTTAATTGGGCAAACGCTGATGAAAGCAGATCAGTAGGGCCAACCGATGAAGGATTTGAAGTTATTGAAGTTGCCGAAGCCATTGGCTTGTATGAGAACCACGCTAGCATTATTGACGGTCAAGTCATTCCTGATTCTGGTTATGATCCAGACGCTGACAGACCTGCACCTGAGCCGTCACAAGAACAGCAGATGATTGCCGCACTCACTCTTGAAGTAGCGCAGCTGAAGGCGGCGAAATCAAGTGACTAATTATGATCAGTGTGCACTACTTTATAGTTGGGGAATTGATTTAACGCCTTATGTACCAGTAATGATTACCCCAGATCAATACAAGCAAATTACAGGCAGTGACTATGTCGCCAGCAAAAGCTAGCGGCTATTTTTATGGAAGGAAGTGATGACAATGCTAAATAAAATCAGAGATCACCCGACACACACGGCACTCGCCATTGGCATGGTTGCCATAGGCTTGTTTCTAATCATCAATGACCATTATTTCATCTGGCCCCCACATTACTCTGACTTGTTAAACGATGACATTGTGGGATTTTTGTTTGTAATTGATGGGCTCGGGATTGGGGGTTGGGTGCTATGGGAAACACAGTTAGCGGTGACCAATCGTCTGTTGCTTACGACTACCAGCTTTTTAATGTCGTTCTTGACAATACTGCAATTCCTGACCTCAATCTCAACTGGAATCTACTCAAGTTGGATCAGCAATGCGATCATAACAGCCTTCGTGCTGATTCTGGCACGAAGGAGTGACAGCCGTGACAGCAGCGATAACTAAAATCATTGTCGATTCTACTCCATACATTGCAACCATCGTTCCAACGCTTATTGCTTATCTGACCTACCGCGAGGGTAAACGGAAGAACAGGCATGATGAGCTTGAGGACATGAACGACAGATTACGCGCAGATAATGACCGTTTGAGACGTGAAAATGAGCGCCTCAGAAAGGAAAACAATCATGAATAACTGGACAGAACTTTTGGTATCACTTGCAGTAGCGGCAGTTCCAATCATTGGGACTTGGATCTCAAAACAGTTGCTGGCTAACAAGCAAGCGCTGGCTTTGGTAAAGGTATTAGGCCCATTGGCAAACGCTGCCGTAACAGCGGCAGAACAGCTTGGTGTGACACAGGCGATTGACGGTGCGGTTAAGAAATCGACTGCCATTCAGGCTGTGAAAGACGGCTTAAAATCGCTTGGCTTCACCAGCACAGACGAGCAGACGATTGCCAACGCGGTTGAGAAAGCTTATGCGGATTTGAAGGATAGTCTGGCAGAAACCTATCCACAAAAGACAGTCGATCAGGAAGCATCTAATCAAGACAGGGTAGCGGCCGCAGCTCAAGCAGCCGCAGACGCAGTTAAGGCTCAGCTGGCACCATCATCTGTTGCTCCACAGCAATAAGGAGGGCACCATGAAATTTAAAACTAAGCTCATCACCTTGGTAGTCGCCTTCTTGGCGGCTATTTCTTTTGCCCTGCCATCGCAGGTAAACGCGGCCAAGGGAGATATCGGTGTGGACTGGGCAGTTTATCAGGGAGCCAAAGGGAAATATGGCACGAATAACAAGTTCGCGATCATTCAGGCTGGCGGTACACAAGGCGGTACGCTGTATGATCAATGGACGTATGCAAGCCAAGTCAAGGCAGCACAGGCGAATGGGCTCAAAGCCCATACTTATCTGTGGTACGGGGTCGGTGGCAGTGCTGATATTGGTCGACAGGCACTTGACTACTTCCTTCCCAAGATTCTAACGCCGAAAGGTTCTATTGTTGCTCTTGATTATGAGGACGGTGCCTCATCAAGTATGGCTGCCAATACCGATGCCATTCTATATGGTATGCGGCGCATTGCGCAGGCGGGATATACGCCAATGTATTACAGCTACAAGCCGTATACACTGGCACACGTTGACTATCAGCGCATTCTAGCGGAGTTTCCCAATTCACTGTGGATCGCGGCCTATCCGGACTATCAGATTCGGGCATTGCCAGATTATGGTGTATTCCCGTCAATGCCCGGCATTGCACTCTACCAATTTACTTCTATGCATGCGGCAGGCGGTCTTGATGGCAACGTTGACTTGCTTGGCGTAACCGATAATGGCTACAGTCAACAACCTGTCGCGCCATCAAAGCCCGCAACACCATCGCAACCGTCTACTTCAACAGCGGCCAGTGATGTCGACTATGCGCAAACTGGTGTTTTCAAGCCGTCCGTGACTGTTAACATCCGCACTGGTGCTGGTACAGGATACACAGCAGTTGGCAGCTATGTGCCGGGTGAGAGCCTTGTGTATGATCATGTGTATATTCGCGGTTCATACGTCTGGGCACGGTACCTCAGCTACTCCGGTCGGTATCATTATGTTGCCTTGGGTGTTAACGGTGGTGAGAGCTATGGTTCGCGCAGTTCAAATGCGCAAACCTATTCACACACGTATTATACAGTCCGATATGGTGACAGCTTCTGGAGTATTGCCAGCAAGTATGGCACCAGTATGTACGCACTGGCAGCCAACAACGGAAAATCAATCTACAGCCTGATCTATCCGGGCGAAAATCTATATATCCGGTAACAAAAAAGTCCTCTGCTCGCTAACGCGGGTGGAGGGCTTTTTAAATATTTTTTAGGCATCGAGCTTTTAATGTATTGCTTAATGTATTACATTTTTGTTGACTTGAGATTTCAAGTGAACCATACTTTATTTATAAATATCGGAAGGATTTTGTCTTCTGTGAGCGTGTAGTGGGTGAAATATGAAGGTTTATCATGGTACTAACCTAGTAGCGAAAAAAGCAATTTTGGCGGAAGGCAAAATACATTCCTCACAATCTTCGTTAGAAACAAGTATAGATGTTTTGCTAGAGTGGGCCACAAAGGCTCACTCTGTAGAGGACTTGCCAACAATGGGACGCGTTAGTCAACCAGCAGCTTTAGGTGATGGAGTATATGCGTTTAAAGATATCAAGGATGCAAGGACGGTTTCGTCAGACCACTGTGTAATCACAATTACACTTAATGATAATGCAAAGATTACAAACCTTGATAGCTGTGATGAGATGAGAAAATTAGCTTGGGAGCTTTTTTCGACAGATTACGAACCTATCTTTAGGCAAAGAGCTTATTCGACAAATATGCAACAGAAGTTACGCAAGCTATTTCTATTATTTGCAGAGTTTATACTCGATGTTTTAGATGACAATTCAACCATTGAAAGATACCCTTATGTATTTGCGTATTCTTTGTGGGTACTCGAAAAAATGTTTAATATCAAACTGAGTATTGTTTCTAGAACATTTTTAGGGCAACCAACGTATGTCTGTATCCGCGACAGTAATACAATTAAGGAAGTTACCGCTTGAGGAGGATTAACATGTTATATGAGAAGCTTACCCTCGACCAGTTTGAATCGGCGTTAAAAAAATCCAATTTCAGTGCCACAAAAGATGAAGTTAATGAAATTCGACACAGAGTATTCATGAGATTGATTTTTAATACGGTACACCTATCAGTAGAGGATGCACTATCAAATTCCAAAATAGAATCCACAAATCATCTAAAGCCCCGATTAACCGCTGATGGTTTTCGTCGAAGTGCCGGGGCTGAACAGCATGAAAATGGAACGTATATAAGCATTAAAAACGATCATTTTCGTGACTATCTAATTGACCATATTGAAATAAATCAAGAAAGCAAATTTGATGAGGCTGCCTAG